CGGCGGCCGTTACGGCTGTCGAAAATACGAAGCCGGCTACGATGTTAATCGGTGTCGTCGTATCGGAAGCGCCTCTCGAAATCGCTCTCGATTCGACCTTAATCATTCCGGAAGACCATATTATGCTAACGAAAAATACGTGTGAATGGACGATGGAAATGAGTGTCGACCACGTTACCGAAAACAGAGCCGGTGGTGGCGGCGATGCCGAATTTGCTAGTCATAACCACGACTATAAAGGCCGTAAGAAGTACCTCGTACATAACGGTCTTAAGATCGGCGATAAGGTATGGCTATTTCAAGAAACTGGCGGTCAGCGATATATCGCGATCGACCGTGTATATAATCCGAATACGGGGTGTACGACTAAATAATGGCACTAACTCCTATGTCTAGTTATAACCAGCTTGATAGCAGTTTGGTTACGAAGAAACAAACATCGAATACGTTTCGTGTTCGCTACGAAGACGATTATAAATTGGTCGGTATGTGTGACGACTACGAAGCGATGAAGCAAGCTATCTTTAAAATTATTAATACGGAACGCTATCGATACCTTATATATGATTGGAATTACGGTATCGAACTCGAAGACTTAATCGGTGAACCGATCCCTTATGTGTATGCCGAAATCGAACGGCGTATTACCGAAGCTTTATTAGCTGACGATCGGATTACGAAAGTATACGAGTTTAGTTTTTCTAATAATGGCGGCGACGTATTATGTGTATTCTCGTGCGACACTATTTACGGCACGATTAATGATATATATAAAGAGGTAACAGACTATGTACGAAAATAAAACTTATGAAAATATATTAGCTGATGCCTTATTTAGAACCGATACTAAGTACGATAAACGACAAGGATCCATGATATACGATTCTTTGGCTCCGTTCTCCTTCGAATTAGCCGAAGCCTATATTATGGCTCAAGTGATTATGAGACAGACGTATGCTAAGACAGCTGACCGAGCGTTTTTAGAGTTAAGAGCTGTCGAATTTAATATCGTACCTCGTGAAGCTACGTATGCCGAAGTAAAAGGTGTATTTGATCGAGCTGTCGATATCGGTACTCGGTTTAACTTCGAAGATCTTAACTTTAGGGTAACTGAAGCAATCGACCTATCTAATAATGAGTTTAAATTGGTGTGCGAAACTCCTGGTGCTAAAGGCAATTATTGTATAGGACGTATCACTCCAATTAATAGTATTCCTGGACTACAAAATGCCGAAATTAAAGAAGTATTAGTACCTGGTCAAGATGAAGAAGATACGGAAGCTTTCAGAGAAAGATATATTCGTGCATTAAAGTCTAAAGCCTACGGTGGTAATGGTGCTGATTATAAAGAAAAAGTATTAAGCGTAAGCGGTACTGGTGGTTCTAAAATTTACAGATGCTGGAATGGTGGCGGTACAGTCAAAGTCGTATTTGTAAATAACGAATTTAATAAACCATCGCAAGAGCTAGTTAAAGAAGTACAAAATGTCTTCGATCCGACTCCTAATCAAGGAAAAGGCTATGGTTTAGCACCTATCGGTCATACTGTTACGGTCGAAGCAGCCGAAGAAGTCGTTATCAACTACGAGATCCCTGTCGTTATGACAGCCGATCATGAACCTAGTGAAATTCAAGCTGAACTTACTAAGAAAATCGAAGAACGTTTGAAAGCTCGACGTAAAGAATGGACCACTCAAGACGAGAAACAATTCTTAACGGTTAGAACTTCTGTAGTCACTTCTTTGGCTGTTGATTTAGATAAAGTCGTCGATGTCGGCGATATTAAGATTAACGGTAAAAGCGTTAAGCGTCTCGATTTACAACCGAATCAAATCCCGAAACTCGGTACTGTTACTTTAACGAAAGGCTAATTGATATATGGCTATATTCGATAACTATACACGCATCATCGACTTATCAGAATTTGCCGTTCCAGTATCGGGTAACGTTAACGAGATGCAAGAACTATATCGTGTCGAAAGTATCGAAATGCAAGCCTTATGGAATACGATGGTCGAAATTTTCAGAGAACAGTTTATTATGACTGCTGAAAGTTTCGGCTTATCACAATGGGAAACCCTATTGGATATTATTCCGGCTTCAGACGATACGATCGACGACCGACGTTTTAATATTTTATTAGCACTTGCCGGTCAACGTCCTTATACCGAAATTAAGCTACGAGAACTACTCGACGGTATTTGCGGTAAAGGCAATTATCAGATCGTCGAAGATTATAAGAATTATAACGTGCATTTTAAAGTATCGTTAGGTGTTAAAAAACAACGTGATGCTGTATCGAAGTTATTAAAAGATTTAATTCCGATGAATCTGATATACGACGTCGATTTGTTATATAACCGTCATATCGACTTAGCACGGTATACACATAAAGAGCTCGCTCAATTTACTCATTTTGCTTTAAACCAGGAGGTTCTACCTAAATAATGGCTACTTATACAAAGAATATAAATTTACTTAAACCAGCTGAACAAGAAAAATACGATGTGAACCTTCGAAATGACAACTGGGATAAAATCGATAAAGCTATCGGTGATGGTAGTGATGCATTACAAGCACATAAAAATGCTAACCCTATCGACCATCCAGATGGTTCTGTAACGACTCCTAAAATTAAAGACTTAAATGTAACGACTCCGAAGCTAGCCGACAAAGCAGTTACGTTCGCTAAATTAGCTGATGACGTTAATCAAAAACTTAATACATCTTATATACTAAAAGCCGGTGACACAATGACTGGTGATTTAAATTTTGAAACGTCAACTAGTATCAAAATTAAACGTAAAGCTGGTGGTGGCTATCATACTATTTCCGATGGTGATGTAAATGATGGTCAAACTAATTTGGATGTCGGCAACCCACAATTTACACAAGAAACTAATTTATGTTGTTATAATCGTCCTGGCTGGTACGGCAAAAATAAAACGACAGATTTTAACCCACTTGTTGTATTTAGTGACTTAGGTCAATATACACAAAATAATTGGCGTGTTAGGCCAGAACTTACTCCGTTAATCGATTGGGAGCAAATGAAAATAGATAATGGTGGAAATGACGTACGAAATATAACTGTTAACCATACTGGCGGTAAAGAAAAAGCATACGGTGGTGATATGGGGTTATTGACTCAAAAATACAAATCACCTAGAAATGGTACTATCGTTATGAAACAATCGTATCGTAATTTCGACGCTATCTTAATTAGACGATGTAACGATGATGGTTTTCAACAAACACCACGAATTATTCCGACATGGCTTCTTGATTATCAATTTGTAAGTGGCTCAAACGTAAGTTTATTTCATGAAGATATAGGATGGAATTTACTTCCATTCAATAGACCACCAGAATATGGTACAAATATTAATCCTTCGACGGAATTGATTTGGCAAACATGGTGGCAAAATTGCGGTATTATCGAAATCTATGGTATTACATATAAGCCATATGGCGATAATAACCAATAAAGGAGCTTAAATAATGGAACAAGTTAAACGTAAAGACGAAACATTATATATTGGCTCCGAAGCAAGTCTAAAAATGCCTAGAGACATTAAACAAGGTAAATACGATATCTTTATTATTGGTGATACATATACCTATAAAATTATTATGGGTAGCATCACATTTATTCCAGACGTTAGTATGTACTAGGAGATTTATATATGGATAAACTAGAAGTTGTTACAATCGAAGCTAGAATACCTAAAGTAGTAGATATTACGATCCCGTCCTCTAACGTAATCGGTACTGGATATATCGCGGGCCCTCAAGGTCCAGAAGGGCCTCCAGGGCCCGGTGGTGCTGGCGGTAATGTCGATTTATCGGCTTACGCTACTAAAAAAGATGCCGATAATCTTTATTTAAAGAAAGTCGACTTAAGAAACTATTTAACTATGATCGGTGATCCTAAGTATGCACTTAAAACAGAGTTAAATAATTATTTATCTAGGAACGATGCCAATAACCACTATGCGCAAAAGGGCTGGGCTTCTCAAACATTTGCTTATAAAGGTGATTTAGGTAGTTTTATTAAAAAATCCGAGATTGCTCAATACGCCTTAACACCTGGCGATGCCTCTGCTCGTTACGTCAACAAAATAGAAGGACAATCCTTCGCTAAGAATGCAGATTTAGCTAACTATGTTCCTAAAGCCCAATACGATAAAGATATTGAAGCTCTTAAGAAACGTATAGCTGATTTAGAACACTTATAGGAGTTAAATAATGAATAATATTAGATTCGGCGGCATCCCTTATCTACATCTCGATGTGTATCAAGGTCATGACCATGTCTTTAATATTCAAGTCGAAGATGATAGTACTAAGGAGATTATCCGCTATCAAGAAGGAGTATTAACGTGTAAGGTACGTCGTAATAACCCTCAAGGCGGCGTCGTACTTACATTAACTCCCGTATTTAATGCTGATACGAATTGTATTGACTTATCTATTAATAGTGAAGAGACATCGACTATTATTTTTTCTTACGACAATGTAAGTGAGGAAGTATTTTACTACGATATTCGTCTCGATCACGAAGATAAAGATGAAGTCGTGTGTTATGGTGATTTGCTATTAAAGGCGGGGTGTAGTCAATGATTAAATTAAATCGTGGCCACGACAAGAATATTGTATTATCTAAAGAAGCTTTAAAAGAAATTCGTGGTTTATCTGCTTATGAAATTGCTAAACAAGAAGGCTTCACCGGTACCGTCGATGAATGGTTAGCATCGTTAAAAGGTGCTAAGGGCGACAAAGGTGATACGTTTAAACTATCCGACTTAAGCCCAGAAGAATTAAATAGTATTAAAGGACCTCGTGGTGAAACTGGTTATACTGGTCCACAAGGTCCACAAGGTCCACAAGGTCTTAAAGGCGATAAAGGTGATATTGGCCCTAAAGGTGATATTGGTTTAACTGGTCCTAAAGGCGAACAAGGTATTCAAGGTGTACAAGGTCCTCGTGGCGAACAAGGTCCTCGTGGTATTCAAGGTAAAGATGGTAAATCATTTACATTGAGTCATACCTATTCTACCGTAGAAAAAATGAATGCTGATGCTGACAATATTAATGAAGATGAATTTGTAGCCATTACCGATGGTCATATTTATCAAAAGGATAATGGCGTACTTATCGAAGTATTAAATATCCGTGGTCCACAAGGTATTCAAGGTGAACAAGGTATTCGTGGTGAAACCGGACCGCAAGGTACGGTGGGTCCTCGTGGTGAACAAGGCCCGAAAGGTGATCCACTTAAATTTACCGACTTAACCGAAGAACAGATTAATGCTCTCAAAGGCCCTAAAGGCGACAAGGGCGAAGTCGGACCGCAAGGTCCTCGTGGTATTCAAGGCCCAGAAGGTCAACGTGGTCCTCAAGGGGAACGTGGTCCAGCTGGTCCTCAAGGTATCCCGGGTCTAACTGGTCCAGAAGGCCAGAAGGGCGATAAGGGCGAAACTGGTCCTATCGGTAGAGCTTTTACATATAGTGACTTTACTCCAGAGCAACTTAAAGGCTTAACCGGCCCGAAAGGCGATCGTGGTGAAAAGGGCGATCGAGGCGAAGGTTTCGATATCTATAAAACGTTTTCCTCCGTAAGGGATATGAATCTCGAGGCCAATCTTATTCCGTTAAATAAATTAGTTATGATTAGTAGCTCCGTTAACGACGAAGATAATGCTAAAGTTTACTTAAAAGAAGCTACCGGTCTCAAATTCTTCATCGACTTAAGTGGTGCTCAAGGTATTCAAGGTCCTGTCGGCCCTAAAGGCGATAAAGGCGATGCTTTCAAATATACCGATTTTACAGCTGCTCAGCTACAAGGTCTTAAAGGTCCAAAAGGCGATCGTGGCGAAGCGGGTCCTCAAGGTCCTCGTGGTGAACAAGGCTTAACGGGTCCAACTGGTCCACAAGGTCCGATCGGTCGAGCATTTACGTATAGCGATTTTACTCAAGAGCAGCTAAGCGCCTTACGAGGTCCACAAGGTATTCAAGGTGCTCAAGGTATTCAAGGTCAGAAGGGCGAGAAGGGTGAACGTGGCGATCAAGGTCTATCTCCTAATTTTGCTTTCACTCTCGAAGAAAATGGCGATTTATTTGTCGACATTAACTACGGAGCTTCTCCAGCTA